GGTATTATGTTAATTGCAACTATGTTCATTCCAGCATACACTTTTACTCCATCTTCTATTAGAGTTGTAAGAGAAAAGCATCAAAGATATACGATGAAAGATATTGGTAGACTTGAAGACAGATTAGATACTGTTGAATATTATACTGCATTAAGTTTGTTGGAGAGAAATGCTGAAAGTTTTGAAGTAACGGACGCAAATGGTCTGAATAGATTTAAGTCTGGATTTATGGTAGATAATTTCAAGGGGCATCGTATCGGTGATACTGTTCATAGAGATTATAAGTGTGCTATGGATTTTGAGGAAGGTGAATTGCGGCCGCAACATAGGTCTAAAGCAGTACCTTTGATTGAAGCTGCTACAAACACAGCAGAAAGAACTGCTTCTGGTTATCAAAAAACTGGTGATATGATTACTCTTCCTTATACAGAGGAAACATTGACATCACAATTATTTGCTTCAAGACAAATATCTGCACAAACTGGCCAAACAGTGTCATGGACCGGCGATATTACTCTTTCTCCTTCATCTGATACATGGTTTGAAACAGAAGTTGAACCAATATTAGTCGTAAATCGTAATGGAGATTATGATGCAGTAGTTGCAAAAGAGCGAAATAATTTAGGAACAATTTGGAATTCATGGCAAACCAGTTGGTCGGGAGTAGTAAGCACTAGGGGTGAAACTCAATCAAGAGTTACTTCCAAGGATGAAGCAACAGTCACCAGTACTGGTACACGGTCAATTAATACTGTTAGAACTGATAAATCTAGAACGGGTGTTACTACGTCTATTTCTCTTAGAGTTGATAAAGAATCTCAAGGTTTGCGTACTATTTCGAAAGCAGCTATTCCATTTATGAGATCAAAAACTATAACATTTACGGGTGAGAATTTTAAACCAAAAACAAGAGTATATGTGTTTTTTAATAAAACAGATGTTAATGCTTTTGTTACTCCTTCTAGTTCAGATTTTAGTTCTGACAGCTCGCCAATTCTTGGTAGTCCTTTGATTACAACTTCTACTGGTAAGATATCAGGAACATTTACTATTCCTGATGCAAAAGTTGGTGGAAATCCAAGATTTCCAACAGGTGAAGTTTTACTTACAATTACTTCTAGTAGTACAAATGGTAGAATTATAGACGATTCGGGGATAGGCACATCCGGCGCTGAAACATATTCTTCTAGTGGATTGTTAGAAACTCAACAAGAAACAATTATTGCAACAAGAAGAGCAATAGTGAACAGAAAAACAACAGATCAGAGTACTTCATCAAACTCTGAAAATGTTGGAAAATGGAATTGGGTTGATAAAGTCGAACAAAATAGAACAAGAAATTGGCCCGATCCCGGTATTTCACCGCCCTCTTTCGAAAGCCCCGAGGCGCCCAGCTACACTGATAGTAGCGGTGGTGATATCGCCGCCGGCGACCCCGGCAGCTTCGGTGGCGGGTATGGAGTCGGGTTCGGCGATGCCAGCGGCGGCGACGTTGGCGACGAGCTTTGCTGGGTAGCTCGTAAAGTATATGGCGAAGATAATAAAAAATGGATAATATATCGTGAATGGATGACCACACAAGCACCTAAATGGTTCTTAAACTTATATATTAAATATGGCGAAAGATTTGCAGAATGGATTGATGATAAACCTTTCGTACAGAAAATAATTCAAAAATGGATGGATAAAAGAATTGATAATTATCAATCAACATATTTAAGGAAAAATATAAATGGCTGGATTTAGTTCCCCACTAGCACAAACATTTACAGTTGAAGCTAACGCAGAAATAGAAATCACTGGTAGATTTCTAACATCTATTGACGTTTATTTTTCTGCTAAAGATGATACACTGCCTATGACATTAGAAATTAGAAATGTTACAAATGGATATCCTGGCAATAAAGTTTTGCCGTTTTCTAGAGTTGTTAAAAATTCAGCTGATGTTAATGTATCAGCTACTGGTGCTACTGCGACAACATTTACATTTCCTTCTTTAGTTTTTGCTGAAGTAGAGACTGAATATGCTCTCGTTTTAAAATGTGCTACTCCTGATTATAAAGTTTGGGTTACAAGACTAGGTGATGTAGATATAGGTGGAACTAGAACAATTTCGAAACAACCGCACGTTGGTGTTTTATTTAAGTCTCAAGGTAGTAGGACTTTATTTCCTTCTCCACAAGAAGATTTAAAATTTGCTGTTAAAACTGCTACATTTGATACCACAGCTGCTGGTCTGGTAACTCTAACAAACGATGATGTTCCTCTTGCAACTTTAGGTCGTGATCCTATTATTATGGATGAAACTACTACGTTAAAGATTAAACATCCAGATCATCACATGTATGCTACCAGTAATAATGTAACTATTGATGGCGTTGTGTCTGGTGCATCAACAACACTTAATGGTGCAATGACTGCTGCAGCAACTACATTAACTCTGACAAGTGGAAATAACTTTGATGATACTTCTGGTAAATATGCAAAGACAGCATCAAATCTTTATTTTATTAAAATTGATGATGAGATTATGACGTATACTACAATCAGCACAAATGCTGTGTCAGGACTTTCAAGGGGTATAGGTAGTACAGTAGCTGCAACTCATGCTGATGGTGCAACAGTACAACTTTATCAAGCAAATAAAGTTCCATTCACGGAGATTAATAAAACACATACTGCAATTGCTAATATAGAAATTGACAGTTATACAGTTTCATTAGACACAACTCCTGTAACTGACGGTGCTGGGGGTACAGCTGAATTTGGTGGTACTGCTATAACGGCAACTGAAAATGCAATGATGGATTATCTGCAAACTATTGTTGGAGCATTAGAATTTAACCATGTTAACATTGATTCAAAAGCAATAACAACATCTGCAACAAGTCCTGGCGGAACACAAACATCATTTACAACTGGCCGAAATAATAAAACAGCTGTACCTGATGTAATATTTCCATTAAATGATAACTACAAATTTGATTTTCCTCATATGATAGCATCATCAATTAATGAAACGAATGAACTATCTTCTTTGAGATCATATCAAACAGAACTTACCTTAACATCATTAACACCATCACTTTCTCCTGTGATTGATCTTGAAAGAAGTACTATTATTGCAGTATCAAATAGACTTAATAATGTCGATTCATCATCTGATGTTTATCCTACTACAGATTTTGTTCCGTCTGAATTGCCAGACGGAGATCAAAATGCTGCAATTTATATTACAAAACAAGTTACTCTTGAAAGTCGTGCAACAAGCCTAAAAGTCTTGTTTGCTGCACATAGGCCTGCTACAAATGATATTAAAGTTATGTTCAAAATTTTGGGTGTTGATGAATCAATTGATTTTCAAAGTTTAGGATTTAGATTTTTTAATACTGATGGCTCTGCTGATGTTGCAGTTCCACCTTCTGCAAATATAAATGATTTTAATGATTATGCTTATACTGCTGGTGTAACCGATGACGGTATTGGTACTCCTCTGCAAGAATTTATATCTTTTCAGATTAAAATTATTTTGCAAGGAACAAATACATCTGAACCACCAAGACTAAAAGATTTGAGAATTTTAGCATTGGCAACATAAAATGAAAGAGTCTTATATACCAGTTGAAGGACATACAGATTTAGTAAGAGATAATAAATCTCATGCTATTATTAATCGTAATTATGGTGCATATGAACAAGCGAAAAGGCGTGCTGCGTCTGCCCAAAAACAAAGAGATGAAATCCGAGATACTACAAGAGAAATAAATCATCTAAAATCAGAAATGCATGAAATTAAAAATCTTCTCAAGGAGTTAGTAGGTAATCGTTCATAACTTGGGGATACAGTACATATAAATATGTAGAAAAGGAATATAAGTATGGCTGTCCCTACAACAAAAGCTACATTTAAAAGTTACTGTCTCAGAGCTCTTGGTTTTGGTGTTATTGATATTAACGTATCTGATGATCAAGTTGATGATCGTTTAGATGAAGCTCTTCAGTATTTTGCTCAATATCATTATGATGGTATTGAGAAAATGTATCTAAAACATCTAATTACTTCTGATGAAGTTACTAGAGCTCGTTCTGATGCATCAACCACCGCAACTGACACTGCTGATAGTTCAATAACTGCCACTTGGAAAGAGGGAAAGAACTTTATTCCAATTCCAAGTGCTGTTGTATCTGTGGTACAAGTATTTCCTTTTACTGATACTGGTGCTGGAAGCAATATGTTTGATATTCGGTATCAGCTGCGCTTGAATGATCTGTTTGATTTCTCTTCAACATCTGTTCTTCAATATCAAATGACAATGGATAATATTGATATGTTAGAACACATACTTGTAGGAGAAACTCCTATTCGTTTTAACCAACATCAAAATCGTCTTTATATTGATATGGATTGGGAAAATGATGTAACAGCAGATGTTGACTATCTTGTTATTGAATGTTATCGTAAACTTGATCCCACAACATACACAGATGTTTACGATGACATTTATCTAAAACGATATGCAACCACTCTTATCAAAAAACAATGGGGAGCAAACCTTAGTAAGTTTAATGGTGTAACCATGCTTGGTGGAGTCACAATGAATGGTGAAACTCTATACACGCAAGCATTAGAAGAACAAAACAAACTTGAGGAACAAATCCAACTTGCCTTTGAGTTACCAATAAATTATATGATTGGGTAATTGAATGGCAGTCAATACAGCATTTCATACAAGCAATTTTACTTCTATAGCAACGGAGAGAAATTTATATAGTGATCTTATAAAAGAAGCTATACAGATTTATGGCCATGATGTTTATTACATGGATCGTACTCTTGTTGCTGAAGACACAATCTTGGGTGAAGATACTCTTTCCAAATTTAGAACACAACATCCCATAGAAATGTATATGGAAGATGGTGATGGCGGGTTTGCGGGTGAAAAAGAATTGATGAATCAGTTTGGTTTGCAAAATTTAAGTGAAGCAACCTTTGTTGTAAACAAGTCTCGTTTTCAAGAACTAGATCGTCAAATGCAAATTGAGGATGCAACAGATACTAGCTCTGGTGGTTCAATACAATTGGAAGCAGGAACCATAGACCAATCATCTTCTTCATCTACTTTGACAACCGCAAGCGGCGATGATGTTTTTTATATTTTGCAAGATACTGCTGCAGCGGATTCTGATAGACCACAAGAAGGTGATGCAATTTATCATCCAATTCTTGATAAAATGTTTCAGATAAACTTTGTGGATCACGATGAACCATTTTATCAATTAGATAATAACCCTGTTTATAAGATGAGATGCCGTCTGTACGATTATAGTTCTGAAATTCTTGATACTGGTATTTCGGGTATTGATGATATTGAAACTGAACAATCTCAAGATGCTCTTATCTATCAGTTTACTTTGGAACAATCTTCAGCGGTTACGGAAGATATTAGATTGGAAATTGGTACTGATGATTTGGATACTGGATTATTACTTGAAGAGACAGATGGAGATAACATACTAGGTGAGAGTGATAGCACTTCTGTTGGTGAAAGTATTATTCTAGAACGGGCTGCTGATAGTGGTGACGCAGAATATCTCATACAAGAGGACTATATAGTAGGAGACTTTGATCAAGACAAGACATCACAGAACGAACTTTTTGAAGTTCAAAGTAGAACAGTTCTAGACTTTAGTGAATTAAATCCATTTGGGGATGCAGGGAGTAGCTCGTAATGTTAGGCACACAATTTTACCATGAAACAATCCGTAAGGTTATTGTTTCTTTTGGAACAATGTTTAATGATATTGCTCTTGTTCGTAAAGATAATTCTGGAACTGCGATTCAACACATGAAGGTTCCTCTTGCATATGGCCCAAGAGAGAAGTTTCTTGTACGTTTGCGTGAAGACGCTGACTTGACAAAACAAGTTGCTATTACTCTGCCTCGCATTGGATTTGAGATTAAAAATCTTTCTTATGACCCTCAAAGAAAATTGAGTCGTGTACAAAAGTTTAAAAAAGTTAAGGGTTCAAATACTAAACAATTAGATACACAGTATATGCCAGTACCATACAATCTTGAAATTGAGTTGTATATTATGGCAAAACAATCTGATGATGCACTGCAAATTGTAGAACAGATTCTTCCTTACTTTCAGCCCGACTATACTCTTACCATTAATGATATGTCAGATATGGGAATTAAAAAAGATGTTCCTATAATCTTAAATAGTATTTCTTATGAAGATAGTTATGATGGAGATTTCACTAGTCGTAGAGCTCTGGTATATACGCTTTCATTTACTGCAAAGTTTTATCTTTATGGTCCTATTACTTCTGAGAAGGTTATTAGGACTGTTCAAGTCGATCAATTTACAGATTTACCAGATCAGTCTCCGAAACGCGAACAGAGATATACTGTTACACCTACGCCTGGAACTGCTGAAGCTGATGATGATTTTGGATTTAATGAAACTACATCATTCTTCCAAGATGCAAAAGGCTTTAATCCAGAAACAGGTGAAGACGATACTGAATCATGACATCAAAAGATTCTGCATTAAGACTTGATAAAGAATTGGGTATTATAGAAAAAATAGTTCCAACTTCTATACCCGAAATCTTACCTAACATAGTAGAAGTTAGTGGAGATGATATAGAGGATGACTACAAATATCAAAGAGATAGTTTTTATAATTTGGGAGAGAAAGGTTCTGTTGCAATTGATGGAATACTTGAACTTGCAAAGGAAAGCGAACATCCAAGAACTTATGAGGTTGCGGGACAGTTGATAAAGAGTGTTGCTGAAGTGGCAGAGAAGTTAGGTGATCTACAGGAAAAGATGCGTAAGTTAAAAGAGGTGCCAAGCAATGCACCTAAAAATGTTACAAACGCATTATTTGTAGGTTCAACTAAAGAATTACAGAAAATGTTGAAGGATAATATTGAGGATGAAAATACTTGAGAATGTAAAAAGTAAGGACATGTGGCCAACAACTACTTACACTTTTACAGTTAATGATATTGATAATGAACTTATAAAAGATGATATTTTAGAGAGAGAACAAAAGGGTTTAGGATTTCGTTTTGATCCAATACAAGGTGGTGGTTGGCAAAGCAATAAAGACTTACTTGATTATGAATTTTCTTTTTTAAAAAAATCTCTTCTTGTTGGCGCAAATGAAATATTAAGTAAAATTTATATTGATGATGCTTCTATTAAGATGATTAATAGTTGGGCTAATATAAGTAGAAAAGGTCAATGCACCATGCCTCATATTCATGAGGAATCTAATTGGTCGTGCGTCTATTATGTTACACCAACAGAGGATGCAAATCTTTATCTTAAAGACCCAAGACTATTGGAACACATGGATAAGTCTCATCATTTTTTAAAACAACCATATGCTAATACAATCAGAAAAAGACCTTTTAATGCAGGGGAAGCAATACTCTTTCCAAGTTGGTTAGAACATGGTGTTAGTGCTGGAACTAAAGATGCGATAAGAATAAGTATAGCATGTAACTTCTTAATAGAGGGTTAGAAATGGAAACATACTTAGGAAATCCTAATTTAAAGAAGGCCAATGTAACTCAAGAGTGGACTCAAGAAGAAGTTGCTGAGTATACTAAGTGTATGAAAGACCCTTTGTATTTCATACAGTCATATATTAAAATTGTTTCTTTGGATGAAGGTTTGGTTCCATTTAAACTCTATGATTTCCAAAAGGAAATGATAGGGACATTTCATAACAATCGGTTTACTATCTGTAAACTTCCCCGCCAGTCTGGCAAATCTACTACTATCATTGCGTATTTGCTGCACTTTGTTTTATTCAATCCAACAGTCAACGTGGCAATTCTTGCTAATAAGGCAGCTACTGCCAGAGATTTACTTGGTCGATTACAACTTGCATATGAAAATTTACCCAAGTGGTTGCAACAAGGGGTAATGACATGGAACAAAGGAAGCTTAGAATTAGAAAACGGTAGTAAAATATTGGCATCTTCTACTTCTGCAAGTGCTGTTCGTGGTGGGTCTTATAATATTATCTTTTTGGATGAATTTGCATACGTCCCATCAAATGTTGCAGAACAGTTCTTTAGTTCAGTGTATCCAACAATCAGTTCTGGTAAGAAAACTAAAGTAATGATTGTTTCCACTCCACACGGTATGAACATGTTTTATAAGTTATGGACAGATGCAGAGAATCAAAGAAACACATATATTCCTATTGAAGTACATTGGAGTGAAATTCCAGGCCGTGATGAAGAATGGAAAGAAGAAACAATCAAAAATACTTCAGTATCACAGTTCAATACAGAATTTGAGTGTGAATTTCTTGGGTCTATTGATACCTTAATATCATCACAAAAATTAAAAATAATGGCGTATATAAACCCTATACAATCTAATGCTGGTTTAGATGTATATGAAAAACCACAAGCAGGACATACTTATGTATTGACTGCTGATGTTTCCCGTGGAACAAAAAATGATTATTCTGCATTTATAGTATTTGATGTATCACAAATGCCGTATAGAATTGTTGCAAAATATAGAGATAACGAAATTAAACCGTTATTGTTTCCTACTAAAATCCATGATATTGCTCGTGCGTATAATCAAGCATTTGTATTGATTGAGGTTAATGATATTGGTGAACAAGTTGCATCTACTATGCAATTTGATTTAGAATATGACAACCTTATTATGGCTTCTATGAGGGGTCGAGCAGGACAAATTCTTGGTGGAGGATTTTCTGGTGGACGAGCTCAATTGGGTGTAAGGACAACCAAAGCTGTAAAAAGAATTGGTTGTTCTAATCTTAAACAATTAATAGAAGACAACAAATTAATAATAGAAGATTTAGATATTATTAGTGAGTTATCTACATTTATTGTTAAGGGACAATCTTTTGAGGCTGATGAAGGTTGCACAGATGATTTAGTTGCTTGTTTATTCATATTTGCATGGACCAGTGATCAAACTTATTTTAAAGAGTTGACTGATATGGATGTACGACAGACCATGATGAGAGAACAACAGGACGCTCTGGAACAGGATATGGCACCATTTGGGTTTGTTGTTACAGGTTTAGAAGATGAAAATATTGGCGAAGTGGTAGATGAATATGGAACCAGATGGAATCCTGTAGTAAGAGATTATGGTTCAAATTGGTAAAGGACTAAATAAATTCAATTAGATCATTATCTATTTTAATCCAACAATTTGAACATAGTATAATTGAGTTGTCCACAAGATAAAATATTTCTTTACGACTTTTATTACTGATGCCAACTCTCTTTGTCAATTTTCGTATTTCTGAATCATGAGGATGGAATTTGAGACATACAGTTTCACTCTCTCCACAATGTTTACAAGCTTTGTTTGCTAAAAATTCATTTAGTAAAACAATTCTTTTACGATAATTTCTACGAGCTACCTTTTTGATAGTGTCTTTATATTTTTCATAATGTGCATTTACCATGAAATTATTTATATGTTATAACACTTATAAAAAAGAGTTTTTGCAAATTGGTTTTTTATAAATATAATTGTAATAACACTCTTATAATAGAGGAGTAACGATATGAGTTTTTTAGTTTCACCTGGCGTACATGTCAGAGAGATTGATCTTACGAATGTAATTCCATCAGTCAATACTACGATTGGTGCAGTTGCTGGGGCATTTGAAAAAGGTCCAGTAAGTTCTGTAACATCAATCAGTTCAGAAGAAGAGTTGGTTGAAATTTTTGGTAAACCAAGTTCTACAAGTAATCAGTTTGAAAGTTGGTTTTCTGCTTCAAATTTCTTGCAATATTCTAATCATATTAAAGTTGTTCGCTGTGAATCAGCAGTTTTAAACGCTGGTGCGAATAGTGGCATTCTCATTCGTGATGAAGATCATTATGAGGCATCCTTCTCCACAGGACAAGGTTCTCATGGTGAGTGGGCTGCCCGTACTGCTGGTACTTGGGGCAATTCAATCGGTGTTCAAATTTGTTCTACTGCAACAGGATACGAGCAAGTGGTTGACACATCAAATCAACTTGTTGCTGGTGCTGGAACGGCTGGCGCTAATACAATTACGGTTGATAACGCAGATGAGGCTGGACATGCATTTAATGTAGGAGATATGATTTCTTTCTTTTCAGATACTTCGGCTACAGTGCCAGTTGATGAATTTAATGAATATGAAGTAACAGCTATCAATACAACAACTAATGTATTGACAATTCGTCTAAAAGATGATCCAAATGCTGGTGGTTTGCAAAACGATATTGCAGATAATTCGTATATAAGGCGTAAATGGAAATATCACGACTTGTTTGCAAATACCGTTGGACAATCTCAGTGGTCAAAAGATAATGGCCGTGGTATTGGTGATGAAATGCACATTGTTGTTTATGACACAACAGGTGATATTACTGGATACGATGCTGATGTTGCTGGTCAGAGAGGTTCTAGTGTTATAGAAACCTATGCAAATGTATCAAAAAGTTCAGTAGCCAGAGATTCTCAAGGTAGTAGCAATTATTACGCAGACGTAATTTTCAGAGAATCAAATTTCATCTACTGGACAGATCATATTTCTGCTGGTACAAACTGGGGTACAGATACAACTTCTACTTATACAGTTGTGCATCCAATCACAATTGATGAACTGACAGGTGGAACAACTGATCATGCTGTCACTGCTGGAGAACTGGAACTTGCATATGACAAGTTTGCTGATACAGAATTACATGACATCAATCTTGTAATTGGTGGTAAGGGTGGCGGTGCTGGTGATACAGCTGCTACACAAGACACTCATGTAACAATGATTACAGACCTTGTTGAAGTTCGTAAGGATTGTGTGGGATTTGTTTCTCCATATCGCTCTGCGACTGTTGGTGTTGCAAGTTCTGCGGCAACTTCTGCTAGGGCAATCAATAATGTAAAGACAGCATTTGATCTTTGCCCTGCATCATCTTACATGGTTTTTGATAGTACATACAAGTACATGTATGATAAGTACAATGATGTATATCGCTATGTTCCAATGAACGGTGATACTGCTGGTCTTTGTGCAAATACAGATGCTGTTGCTGATCCTTGGTTCTCTCCTGCTGGTTATAATCGGGGTAATGTACGGGGTGCAATTAAATTGTCCCTAAATCCTAAAAAGACAGATAGAGATATTCTTTATCAAGCAAGGGTTAATCCTGTTGTCAACTTCCCAGGCCAAGGTGTGGTTCTTTTTGGTGATAAGACTTCTCTTGCAAAACCCAGCGCGTTTGATAGGATTAACGTGCGTAGGTTGTTCTTGGTTCTAGAAAAGGCAATCGCAACTGCTGCTAAGTTTATGCTCTTTGAGTTCAATGATGAATTTACAAGGGCTCAATTCCGTAATCTGGTAGAACCTTTCTTGAGAGATGTTCAAGGCCGACGCGGTATCTCTGACTTTAAGGTTGTATGTGACAGCACAAATAACACAGGTGAGGTTATTGATAGAAACGAGTTTATTGGAGACATCTACATTAAACCCGCTAGATCGATTAACTTCATTACACTAAACTTTGTAGCAGTGAGAACTGGTGTATCGTTTAGTGAGGTAGGAGGTTAATCATGGCTGCAATAGATGACTTTAAAGCAAATCTAATCGGTGGTGGGGCCCGTGCCAATCAGTATCGGGTGACGGTTACTCCACCGCCAGGCATTGCAATCGGACTTGATGTTCGTAGAACTTCTTTTCTGGTGACTGCATCGAATCTTCCTGCTCAGACTTTGGCAGAAATTGCTATTCCTTTTCGTGGAAGATCAATT